CAGTAGAGATATCTGACAAGCTGATTGAAGATATATTATGCACTGCATTTGAGGGAGGCATAACATATTGGGCAGATAATGTTAGTTGTCATAATAATAAAGATATGAAAAAGGTAGGAGGCTGGAAGCATGAGTATTTAACAGGCTCAAAGCTGAAAGAAGCAAAGCTCATTATACATACAATAAGTGGTGGCGAGGTTGTAATGACAAAGAAATCAATCATTGATGCATTACAGAAAATGGATAACCCTGAATATAAATACACAAAAGCACTTAGCAGAATATTAAATGAACAATATGATGCTGATGATGCAGATATAGTAGTACAGACTGCTTGCTTTGGGGAGGTGGTGTATGGATAACAACTATTTATATCACTGTAGAGGTTGCAGTAAGCCTGATAAAGAGTTTCCAAATAAAGAAATTGAGTGTGATGATTGTGAAGGTATAGGATATGCTAATATTGATTACGAGGAAGATATTAATGATGAAGGCTGTTGGAAATGTAATGGATATGGAAAATATATGCCAAGAACATCAGTAGAATATCATATGTGGGCAAGAGCTGATGCTTATGGTATATACACAGGTTTATACTGTGATAAATGTTATGATGACCCAAGTAAGTATACTTACAGAAAAGATGAATACTATGACCCAGCGTATGCTGGAGAAAGGATGGAGCCAGATGAGTAAAGAAAAAGATTACAGTATCAAATCGTTAATCAGAGATGCCTGTGATTCATTTGATAATGATTTTGATTGGGGAGAAGATGGTGATAATTATGACAAAGATGACATAGTGCACGAAGTAGCAGATAACGCTGTTCCAATATATTATTGGGATATTGCACAATATGCAGCGTGGAATACTTGGCTTATGATAGAAATACCTGAATGTGGTAGCGACAGTGAACCATATAAACAAATACAAATGAATATATATGAAGCAATCTGTGAGGGATTGTATGAACACATAAACGAAAAGGAGACAGAAGATGATAATAAGTAAATACATAAAAACAGGAGAAACAAAGAAATACTCCTTGTTTATATCACCAGCTCATCAGAGAGATATAGACAATAATAGCATAAAAGCTATAATGGAGAGCATGAAAGAACATGGAATAATATCAGCTGTATCTGTAAGAAAATCATCAAACCATAAAGGTAAGTATGAAACATTTGATGGACAGCATACAATTATTGCATGTAAGAGGTTAAATCTACCAATTATTTACAATGAGTTTGAAAACGTAAGCAACAGAGCAATGATTTCATTGAATGGTAAATCAAGAAAATGGAAATTAAAAGACTATCTTAAATTTGGAGTAACAGATAATATTAATGACTATGTATTCTTAAACAAAATATACAGTGAAGAAAAACTACCACTAACTGCTCTTATAATGATGTATGGTGGAGGTTATGCAAACGCATCATTTAAAGAATTAAAATGGAGAGCATTAACTGTTGTTAGAGGTCATAATATACTTAGATATATAAAAGACATTGAAACATCATTCAATATCAAACATGTTAGATTTGCAAGATTCATATGGGGATTTGGCAAAGTGTTTGATTCAGGTAAATATGACCACGATAGAATGATATATCAACTCAACAAATGTTCAAACATGCTAACAAAACAAGCAAACCCAGAGGGATATACAGCTAATATTGAAATGGTATACAACTATGGAGTGAAACAAGAAAACAGAGTACAATTCACACAAAAATAAGGAGAAATAAGATGGGAATGGATGTATATGGTATAAAACCAAAACAGAACAAAGAGATTGATAAGTTTCCTACATTATATAAATACGACTCAATGGAGTTTCGTGAAAAATGGAAACTGTTAGATAAAGACACAAAGCTAAGAGAAACATATTGGCTTGAGAAAGATGATTATGAACAACAAAATCCAGGTTGTTATTTTAGGAACAACTGTTGGTGGTGGCGACCATTATGGAACTACTGTTATGCTGTTGCACCTAATTTAATTGATGAAGAAACCTTTGAACATGGGCATGGTAATAGTGGGGCAGGGCTTGATGATAAAGGAGCAAAACTGTTAGGTGAGAAATTATTAAAACAGATAAAGATTGGGGCAACTTTTCAATACCAAGTGGACTATGAACAGTATTTAATGGACTTACCTGACGATGATTGCATGAGGTGTAATAATAATAATCATGGAAACAACAAGAAGAAAGATTGCATAAACTGTAAAAAAACAGGTAAATCAACAAACTTTAATAAACACTATCCATTTGATATAGATAATGTTAAGGAGTTTGCAGAGTTTTGCATACAAAGTGGTGGATTTGAAATAAACTAAAGGAGATTAAATGAATAGTGAAGACAGATGGGATATAATACAGCACTTTTGTGATTGGTTTACATCAGATGCTAAGGAAAGAGAAGATTTACATCAATCTTTACAGCTGTATATACAACAAGAAATATGGAAGGAGAACGAATGATGACAAAGAAACTTAAGCGGGATTTAAAGAAAGTAAAAGGCGACAGCTTAATTGTTTGTAATACCTGTGGTGGTGATGATATTGAAGAAAAAATATGGGTAAGTGCAAACGAATATGTTACCTGTGCTGATGGGGTGTATTATAAATATGCAAATGAAGCAGGCGATTTGTTTTGGTGTATTGCATGTAGTGATGCCTGTACACCTATGCCTATAAACGATTGGAAGGAGAAAAATGGATAATTTAGTAGCAGTATATTATAATTTTGAATGTAGAAATTATGAGCCTAGAGAGTTGGAGTGCGTTACAGACAACTTTGAAAAATGGCTTGAAGAACATAATAAAGATAGAATAGCAGATGGAGAAATGGAAGAAAATGCTGATGAATTTGATGTTGAGCCAATATCTATTATAATCTATAATAAGGAGAAAGAAAATGAAATATAAATTCAAAAGTAAGTATTATAAAGATATGATTATCGCAAGTTATTTTACTGAAAACACAGAAAAGAAATCTTGCACATCAAAAGAATTATGTGATTGGATTGATAAAATTAAGGAGAAAAATGAAAGTAAAATTTAAAGGAGGCTTAACAGAAGATACTTACGACATATTACAAAGTGTATTAACCATCAATGGATTTACAATAAGTGATGAGCTTAATGTTAATTATGATGAGATTAATGGTAAAAAGAGAATAATAATAACGAGGTATAAAGATGAGTAAAATAAGTGATTACGAGGCAAATTTCCTTGAATCTATGGGTAGGGATTTAGGGTATGATAGTGATAATCTACCTGAGATTAAAGATATAGAATTAGTTATTACCTACAATATTCCTGTATGGGAATACAATGGTATGACAAAGGAAGAATATTATAAATAATTAATGCGAGTGGAGAGCTGTAGGGTGACCACAGACGGGGCGTAACGTGTATCTAGGTTTGTTTTCATTCCTAGTCCTTTCAGTACAGGTTTTTTGGTTATTGTTATTTCCTGTACTCGTCTTTTTTGACACTCGCATACATTTTAACAAAACAAAAGGAGAATAACATGTCAAAGTTACATGACAAATTCGCTGATTTTTTAAGCGAAATAGAACAGATGGAGAAAGACAACGAGAAGTTAACGGAAGATATTCAGAAGTTAGAGCAAGAAAAATCTGATGGATATAGTAAGTTTGATACAAAAACTCATGCACTTATTAAAAGAGAAGACTTGAGAGACCTATCAGAGCAAATAGAAGATGCTGTAAGTGATATTAATTCTGCAGAAAATTATTCAAATGATATGTATGGTCAAGCAGAAGAAGTAAATAGTAATTGTAGTTATGCTAGAAAAGCAGCAGAAAGAGCAAGTGAAGCAGTTGATGACATGCTTGAAGATAAAGGAGATGAGTAGTGAATATATTTGATTGGCTTATGTTTACACTAATGGTAGTTTTAATATATTCTACAATAATACAAGGGAGGTAAAATGGATAAAACAAATAAAAATATAACAGTATTATATTGTCTTGCTGTTATGTTTACAGTTTGGTGTACTTGGAACTCAGTTAATAGTGGTGGTTACATTATTAAGTTAAACGAGTATAGGACTGAAGTACATTCATTTCAACGACAGGTGGCTAGTCTCATTGATAAGGTTGATGTATTGATGCAACGAGACACAAACGTGATAGTGAAAGATGTTAAGCAATCTGTTGAAGAAACAATAAAAGAAGAAGTGCAGTAATGAGACACTTTCAAAGGAGCTAATATCATTGAAACTGTAAGTCGTGGACATGTAGTGGTGAACGCAAGAAGTAGCTGTGAAGCTCCTTTGAATTAAACAGAAAGGGGAAAAATGGATTTAGTTAGTAGATTACTGAAAGAACTTAGCTCAAATGATAAGGATAGCATTTATT